CGCTCAGCTAAAAATCATCAAGTTCAAAATATTACAAGTGGTTTATTCCAGTGTATGTAGTGCTAGGACTTTCACCTCTATACATCCACTGAATTCCTCCATTAAGGAACTTACGCTTCATAAACTTGTAACCTAAGAAAAGTACTCCCTAAACTCGTATGGCTGATACCATCCGAGTTTCAAAAAACTTAGGTCAAAAGTTCATAAACCCGTAATGGCTATGCCACACAGTTCCAAGGCTATTCCAAAAGGAACACCTGCCTTACGGTCACCATAAGGACTACGCTTTTTCGGCAGCGTTTACCGCCCAACTTCAATACTTTAAAAGTTGGGGACAACATTTGTTTATACTCGTTCTCTTAGTCCAAGACAGAGCTGGTAGACCTCCCAAAAAAAGCGGGGGCTCCATTAGGGTATGGTTAATGATGGTGCTGGGTTTTCAACATAGAATGCTACAGGAGCTCCTACGAAAAAAGACAACATATAGTCTTCACCAGCTGCTACATGAGCCATCATACCACCATAGTTATTTTCATTCACCATTGAGAACACACCATGCGTTTGCGGGTGCTCAAACAACAAGACATCATACAATGCGTCACGTTTCTTCGCAACCCAAAATCGAGAATTATCTTGAAACGGATACTCAACTTCCAAAACTGGATTTAGTGATACTTCCGTAGCCGCACTTCCTGGCCACGAATTTCCCACACCATCCATCTGAAAAGCATGAGCAACCGTTGATAGACTACTCTCGTCTATGGGAATCAAATCTGAACTAGCTGGACCACCAGGCGAAAAATCAAGACCATCAGCATTACGGACCGTATACATCATTCCATGAGGTTTATCACGAAATCCCACACGATGGTACTTCCATCGAATTCCACCACGACAACCCATATAAGCGGGAGTCAAATAATTGAGTAAGACCATATGGCTGTAACGCCATGGTAGATTAGTCTGGTCTGCAGTTGGGGCATCGATCATAGCACCTCTGTGGAGGGGATAATCAAAATTACTAGTGCGAACGATAGACGGTCCTGTCGGCACAGGATCTGGAATAAACGCCCAGTAACAATATCGTTTCAAAATTTGTCGAAAAGATGTAACCGGATCGCCAAAAAACACTGATGTGGTATGATCTTGCTTCGTTACAGCAGCAGAAAGATTAACAGCTTCATCAGGTTTCATTGGAGCGTTCTCATTCTCAGTCTTGTCGGCATCAGGTGCCTCACCCAATTCTCCAGCCTGGTCTTCTAGTTCACCAGCTTGGGGAAAATAAGGATAGCTAGCCCAAGTGAGATTCTTGATTCCTGTATCTGTCGGATTAATTACTTCAAAATTATCTCCAGCACTAATAAACACGTTTACTTGAATGTCATTATTGGCTATCGAATTGGGGACAGTAAGCTCGTTCACAACATAAACAGACAAAACGCCATTAGCGAAATTCTTCGGATCGTTATCAATCTGCGACGTTCCATGAGGAATAGAATCTCTACCAGGAATTCGGTGTTCAATATAAGGATCTTGCTGACCCCAATTGACATCGACCGTGAAGTCACGCTCCTTCGCCAAATCAACAATATACATGTAATTAGTGTTATACTCATTAGTCAATGGATAAGACGGATCATACACAATCTTCAGCCTTCCCTTGTGAAATGCAGAAGCGACAATCTGAAACCTAAATTTCATTGTTCCTCTCCACTCGGTAAAAGGAAGCGTTGCAAAGCAACAAGCTGGCATGTGGATTTCAGTTTGACCACCAACTGTCAACGTGTTCCATAGAACAGGATTTACTTCTGTGTTCCAGAGCAATGTCTCAGCAGAGTCATCAACATCCCATCCAAATGTAGTCAAATAACTTTCCCTTTTGGCAACAGAGCAAATACTCATTTCATCTGCTGATCCCAAACCCATCGTTCGCGGATCAATTGTCAGTTCTTGCTTCGCATCCAGTGTTAATTTGTTTACCGAATCAGGCATGTTGGTGTTTGCAAGATTTCCAACGAGAGTAGGACGATACGGTTGAATATCATCCATAACTGGTGGTCTCGAATAACCAAACATACGTGCAACAGTTCCTACAGTGCTAGCTGCAATCTCTGTCGCCCGGGCATACGAACCAATCACTGGAGCATTAGCAAGTGCTCCAGCCGCTTTGGCTACCATATTCGCAGGACGAGAAATAATACCAGTTCCATATTCATCTGGAGCCTGCATCTCCCCTGCTTGCGAGGTGAAAATCCTAGCAGGATTCAAGTGCCTTGCAAGACATTTCATTATCTTTGCGAAAGAAGATCTACACGTCTCAAAATCTTCTTCATCACAATCAGACGAATCATGTCTTAGCAGATCAGCTTGATCATCCATGGTAGGATCAACAAATTCATAATAATGTGGTTCCAACTCTCCTCCTTGCGGGGTAAGAGCACCTGGTTCATTAGCAGTAGGAATAGAAAGACTAACCTCTTCTGCCCATACAAAAACGGAGACAGTTACACGATCTGTCGCTCCATTTGCATGTTTTAAAGTCTGCATACCATGAATTGTTATTTCACCCATATGTCGCCAATCCTCATCCGGGATGTCTAGTGCATTTTTATACCAAAAGAAAGGACATTCAATCGTTCCTCCCTGAGACTTGGTCGGGTCCAAATACACATGCGGTCGCTGGGAAGCAGCCACAACATCCTGAATGTAAAATGCTCTTTCCCTTGTCAACTGATCATACGAGTGCAACGGTCGGTATGAGGCGATCGCGCGTCCATAGTGAAAACCGTTACCATTCAACAAAATTCTAACCTTCAATTTACATCGAAGTAGATTAAAGTTGGTGATACGGTTAATCACACGCGGATTCTCAAAATAAAGTTGCCAAGGATTAAAGGTTTGAAATAAATTCGTCCCAGTTCCCCAAGAATACGAGGCTACTTTAACAGGCCGCGAAAAGAAATTATCTAAAGTCGCATCCTGAGTATCAGCAGTCATAAAAGTTGGATCCAAATCTGAATCTACTTTGTACTCCCATTGAGGATTCTGGTCCGCAAACGTAATATTCTGAAACGTACTCGTTTCAGCTTCTTCATTTATTGTAACATTAAACTTATTCATATTAGCAAGTGAAGTAATACAACGGGGGATACACTCATTCCACACCCGAGGGATTGTTTCACACGGTAGGCTACACCTCCCCTAAATAGGGGTATCTCACGAGGGAGATGCCACACATGCAAAGCCTTGCAATAACATAAAGACACAAACAAACATCACATATATCACAGGTATCCATATACACATGGGATCTTTGGTTTTACAAGCACGTCGCCAGCGCTTGGAGGGACGCTTTTTACATCTTCCCAGGATGGAGTCTTTTCAACACTTACTCCAGGTGATATTTTGCTTTATATTCTGCAACACACTCATCGAAAGTTTTATCCAACATGGTACAACCATGAGAGATTTTAGCTCTAGATGCGACTTCTCGCATTTGTTCTCTCCTCATCTCATAGGTTTCACGTCCATAATAGAACCACTCTCGAAGAGCACCATCAATATTCATCATCGACTGTTCGTTCAAAGAAACAGCTTTTGATTTCAATACAGTAAACAATGACTTAAAGATCGAATCCTCACTTAGGGCGCCAACCCATCTCTTGAGATCTGGGTCATAACGATTACTCAATTTGAGAAAATCGGCTTCACTATCCTTCATAAACTCCGTTGGAGTTGATTCCTTATCTGGCATGGTAAAAACAATGTCTCGTTCACGCAAGAAATTGGCATAACTGATGTGGTTGATTTCGTCATACCCTCTCTTAACTGATCCCTTAGCATCGTCTCCCAAAGTCATCAAAGAAACAACCCTACGGAATGGAGGAACAGTTCGGCCTTCATAAATACAATAATATGCACTCCTAAACAACAAGGCATTCACAATAGAATTAATGTACACAGTCAAATTCTGTCCTGAAGGATTAGAACCAAAATGTTGTAATAAATCGCCATTGTAAGCCATAACAGGATAGCAAATATCAGTAGCAATTCCTCTCATGATCTTAATGTCATCATCAGAATATCCATAATGTATGGCGATCTGAATCAGAACATCAAAAGCAGCAAGAGTCAATTGCGCTGGCATCCTCAAATCATACTTACTGTAATCTCCAGCAAGAATTCGATCATCCCCAAACTTCCGCATATGTTCAATCAATGCAGAAAATTCAGGACCTTTCACTCCAACACCGACTCCACACTCGGATGTCAGTGGGAAGAGTGAAAGAAGGCGGACTAAAGGCAAAAAATATTTCCTAACACACAACTGCAATGCAATAGGAGCTGCTTGGAACACTCTAACCTTGTCCTTCGTCAATTTTGTTGGCTCGTCCTTCAAACACGCCTTAAATGGAACGTGACAACGACGTTCAGCAAGATACTCCTTCTCCATCCGAGCAACTTCTTGCCAAAACATATCATCAAGTCTCACAGGGAACGCCTGACCTGGAAAATCATCCGGATCCAATGGTTCAATAAATTTCTCCTTCTTACCTACTAGTGGATATCCCACAGCAGTTTGAGGTTTTAGTTTATCGATAAATCGCAAACCATCGATTCCACACAAATTCTCCATATTTGACAAAGGACGAACATATTCGGCTAACTCAGGAATTGTATTGAAATCTAAGATGAGGTCTTTCACATAATCCTCAACAGCTTTCTTCAAAAACTTCGCTTCAACGCCAGCTGAAGGTTTCGAGGAAACTTTCAACGATTGCTCAAAAGCATCGCCGAGATAAAATTTAGGTTGTCCATAACTGCACTCAACACCACACACGTCTTCCACGATATTACAAATAGGAGTTCGTACGACTTCAGATTTCATCGTACTCCTTCCTTTGCAAGAACCATAGACTTCAAGTTGTGCATCAGCATCCAACTTATGGACAGGGCTCTTGGGATGAATAGTGGAACCTTCAAAGAACTGTACTCCATACAACTCTGTCTTCATTGTTCCCCTACTCGCTGCAAGAGTCACACCAGGAATTTGTTCGAGTTCCCAACGAGCGCGATCATATTCAGAACGCAAAACAGTGCCAGCAATTCCCTTAGGCGTCTTTGACAGACCACCCAAATGGAATCCTGCTATATAACTGTTTGCACTCTCAAGAGTGATCACACCCATACACAATCCAACAAATGTGTTAAAAGACAAATCATACTTCGCACCATAAAACGATTTCGAAGTATTAGCAACTTGCCCAAAATTCAACATCACATCACTTTCCAACATTCGCATCTTTCCATTCTCAAAATGCTTATATTGGAAGTGACCCGGAGCACGCCTTAGTTCAGAGACAGGAAGATAATCAGTGAGATCCTTCCAATCTCCGGCACCAGGGACGTACACCAACGTTAGATCGTGTCCAGGAATAGGAACTGAATGAGTCTTCGAAAACCGCATACCGTGAGAAATTCGTTTTTCATTCATTTCCACAGTTGCTTGAATCTCATCCATTTTCCAAATGTGACTTGGAAGAAGAGCAAGGTTTGATTCAATGAAAAAGATATCACATCCATATGTCTTGGCATCTTTCTCGTAAGTGAACCTTCCCAAGTTCTTCTTCACAAGCTCTCGTAAATGATCAGCACGCGCAGTCTTTGACTTCTCAGAAGCAGGAATTGCATCAGGCAAATAGCCAGTCCATCCAAAATCTTTGGCATCTTGTTCTTCAATATCAGACTCAGTATCACGCTCCACAATATCATTGATAGATGTAGGAGCTAGATTACCTTGACTAGATGGAAGAATTTTTACCAAACGATAAGTTTGAACCAGTAAATACAACAAAGACAAAGCAAAACAAGCACCAGTGATATACTCAACATAAGCATCACGGTGTTTCTTAAAAATCTCTGGCATAGCGGCATTGTCTTCACAAATCTTCGCATAAAGTCTTGCTTTCTCAGTTTCAATTACAATACACAGTGAATACAAAGGAAACACTAGTGCTAATAAAAACCACCAAGAAGACAAAAGACTTATGAAAAGAATCAGGAAGATCAATCCATAGCTTGCACTTGTAGATTGCCTAATCTTTTCCTTCAATTCATCCTGATTATACCAAAGAAGAGCTTGCATAAAATACTCTGAATTGAGATATTGCGTAGGCACATAGTTGGTCCAACAAGCATAAGGCGAGTTCTCCAACCACTGCAATCGCGTCATCATCTCTTCCAAAGTCTTCTCCTCAAGCTTCTGCATGTACTGATTAAACAATGAAAGTGTCTTCTTTCGATATCTGGCAAATGTAGTCCAAACAAATGGAGCTAGCAACATACCAGCTTGATCTTCAGAATCACTCTCACTCTTGTCTTGACATTCACGAGCACATTTGCACATACAACCAGGAAACTTGCATTCCCCGCAAAACTCCATTTTCTCAGCAAGATTATTGGAGTTTGCTACAAGCTGTGCCTGATTAGCAAAATACTTCTTGGAAGTTACACAAGCAAATTCAATCAAATCATAGATAGACACACCACTCATCTTACGACCATTGAAATTCACAATTTCCCATCCTACAACAGCAGGTTTGCCTTCAACTGGATTAGGAACAGGAAAGGACTTTTCAATAGTAAACTCCCACAAATCAGGGATCAATGGGATTTTCTCCCCAAAATGTTTGTTCACTTTATCAGAGTCCAACATATCCTTTGTAGCAAATTCCTTACGTACTTTAACAGTTGCAACAAATTGCTCGCGCCGTGTAATTGAGGCAGGTTCATTCGAATAGGTTTCAGCACACATGTTCTTCACATTCTTTGTAGTAACAACAACCTTTGGCTCAATCGAAACTTTCCCTTTCATGTCGGCTTCTGCCATGTTAGCATAAGCACGAACATTATTGATAAGTTCGATAATTTTTGCCGTAGGTGCTTTTTCTACAAAATCTGCTTTCACATTGCCAATATCATCAATAAAGATTCCATTGATATATGATCGCATATTAGACATGTACTTATCACCTTCATTCAAAGTAATCAATGCTTCATCAGACGCATTAAATCCATTGTGCATCAAGACAGCAATCATCATGATATTGGATACAGAGGATTTTCCAACTCCGGATCCTCCATAAAATCCCATACCATATGGTGCTTCTCTCAATCCACCTTGAACACGCGTCTGACGGAAATAAGTCTGAATCTTGCGAATCTTGTCGAGTTTGTCGCGCAACAATTTGATAGCAACAACATTCTTTGATGTTTTGATCAATATTTCCATTTTGTCAATTACCGAAATCAACATTGCTTCAAAATCATTATTTGACAAATTAAATCGTTTCTCAAGATCACCAGTCTTCGCATATTCGGCATATTGTTCACACAATGCAATTTGATCTTCCAACTTTTGCATATCCAAATCTCCATATAAAAGAGGCTTCACGCTTCCTTGTTTAAAGCATTCATAACCTCCTTCAATGAAAAATGCAACAGTTGAAAAGATTGCATCGATTAAATCAATAGCTGTAACCTGCTTCTTCAATGCTCGAACAGAAAACATCTTCATTCCAGCGATTGTGAAATCAATATCCGCACTGTCACAAAGTCCCAAAGTTAACATCATACTTAGGACATTGCCCAAATGCGCAAAACCTTCATTCGCAATCACTAGTTTCCAATTCGTTTGTGCAAGCTTTAATAGAGACAACCATGTTGGTGAATCACCAGCTTGGTTCTCCATTGAAAATCCTTTCAAAGCGTCCATAACCATTGTCACAATACTCCGTTCATAGAACTGGGAAAGATACAAATGAATAATAGCAACTCCTTGCTTCATATCATCGCATCGTGATAGACCAAAATAGAGAGAAACCAATCTCTCCACTTGATACATCAACCCATTCGGAATTGTAACATTGCGAACAGCAGACATCTTCGCTAAAATGCTCTTCACTTCGCCCATCTTACTTTCCAACACACCAGCTTGTTCCTCAAGTATTGTCTCCATCATATACTCTTGAAACATAAATTGACGCAGTTCCATTTGACATTGCAATTTTCGATACTTTCGTTCGATCTTTCGCAATATCTTAGGCTCTGGGTCAGGAATTCCGTACATCACCTTCAAATCTTCATCAATTGCACAAGCACTACTAGTTTCGGCGCTAGCAGTCTTTATTAATGATAGTTTCTCGTAAT